GTTATACTTCACCCAACGCTTTTACATATTACTTTACAACTTCAGGAACATCTTCAGATTTTTTAGAAATAGAAGTTGCGAATTTTACTTCACCCACACAAACTCCAACACCAACAATGACAGAAACACCTACATCAACACCAACTGAAACACCAAGCCAAACTCCAACATTAACTCAAACTCCAACTTCAACTGATTTAAGTTCAATAACAACCTATACAATATCAGGATGTACTAATCTAAATGTTTTAGTTGTCGATTTAGGACCAGGATTAATAGTTCCTGGAGATGTAAACTATTACACATTCACAGGAGCAACACCAAGTGGATGTTATTCAGTCATTGGTAAGATAAATGCTCCGATAGACGACGCGTTTATCACATCATTTGGAACTGGTGGATGTAATGATTGTGAGAGTACTTATATAACTCCAACCCCAACTAATACACCAAGTGAAACTCCAACTAATACACCTACTGAAACAGCAACTAACACACCAACTGAAACTTTAACATCTACTCCTACTGAAACACCAACTTCTACACCAACACCATCATAATTTTTTATGACAAACAACTATTTATTAAAAAACACAAATTATGGCATGTAGTAAATATATTTTAGTAAACACTGGAGATACTATGGTAAATTTTAATTATCAAAGATGTGATGACGCTCTTTGGGAATACCAAGTAGAATTATCTGCAGGACAAACCAAAAACATTTGGTTGATTAACGGTACCTATCAAATACCTCAACTCTTCGAGCAATCTGTTGTTTTAACTGATGAAGGAGTTTTTCCACCAGCATAACAAATTGAAAATATTTTTAAGAACCCTCTACTTTCGTGGAGGGTTTTTTATTTTTAATACAAACTATTTTTGATGAAAATTTTTATTCAAATTGCTTCTTACAGAGACCCACAATTAGTTCCAACAATTAAGAATATGTTGGAAAACGCAAAAAAACCAAAAAACTTGGTATTGGCCATTGCTAGACAGTATTCAGAGACTGATGGTTTTGACAATCTTGATGAATATAGAAAAGATAAGAGATTTAAAATTTTGGACATTCCATACCAAGAAGCTAAAGGTGTTTGTTGGGCAAGACATCAAGTTCAACAACTTTATGGTGGTGAAACTTATACAATGCAAATTGATTCTCATATGAGATTTGTTAAGGATTGGGACGATATCCTAATCAAAATGATAAAGGGTCTACAAAAGGATGGGTATAAGAAACCTCTACTTACGGGTTATGTACCCTCCTTTGACCCTGATAATGAACCATCGGGAAGAGCTCAAGATGCTTGGAGGATGGTTTTCGATAGATTTATTCCTGAAGGTGCGGTGTTTTTCTTACCTGAAACAATTCCAGGTTGGAGAGAAATGACAAAACCTGTTACTGCTAGGTTTTATTCTGCACACTTCTGTTTTACATTAGGTCAGTTTTCAAAGGAAGTCCAACATAATCCTGAATACTATTTCCACGGGGAAGAAATTTCAATAGCTGCAAGGGCCTATACTCACGGGTATGATTTATTTCATCCACACCTCCCCGTTGTCTTTCATGAGTATACAAGAAAAGGTAGAACAAAACAGTGGGATGATGATAAAACGTGGGGGGATAAAAACAAACATTCTCATCTTACAAATAGAAAATTATTTGGAATGGATAATGAAAAACAAGAAGGTCATGAAGGTCTTTACGGTTTTGGGACTGAAAGAACATTAAGAGAGTATGAAAAGTATTCTGGTCTTCTTTTTGAAAAAAGAGCGGTACAAAAATATACATTGGATAAAAACTATCCTCCAAACCCATATAATTTTGAAACAGAAGAGGATTGGAAAAATAGTTTTACAAAAGTATTCAAACATTGCATCGACATAGGATATTCTCAAGTAACTGAAAAAGATTATGATTTTTGGGTAGTTGCTTTTCACGGACCTGATGACACAACTTTATATAGAAAAGATTCTGATAAAAATGAAATTGCAAGATATTTTTCAGACCCCGATAAGTATTGTAAAATTTGGAGAGAGTTTAATACAGACGTTCTTCCAAAGTATTGGGTTGTTTGGCCTCACTCTGAGTCCAAAGGTTGGTGCGATAGAATAACAGGACAACTAAATCATAATAACGTAAGCTAATGATTTTCACTGATGCTCCCAAGTTTGTTGTCAACCTTGAAAGAAGAAAAGACAGACTCGAATCAATAAAAAAAGAAATGGATTATGTTGGGTGGGATTATGAATATTTTCCTGCGGTTGACACAAATAGTCATGTAGGTTGTACGAGGTCTCATTTAGAGGTTATAAAATTGGCAAAAGAAAGAAATTACGAAAAGGTTTTAGTTGTTGAGGATGATTGTACAATTATGCCTTATGCAAAATCCTTAATAGAACAAATGGAGAGAGATAGTGACGGATTAGAATTCGCAGTTATAAATTTGGCTCCAACTATTAATAGACCTGTGAATATTAGTTCAAAATCCAAATGGTTTTTAGACATAACAAATCTTCCCCCAAAGGAAGAACACCATAGAGGTATTTTTGCTACTAACATGATAATGTATCATAATTCAATCTACGACAAAGTTTTGGAGATTGAAGACCCATCAAAAATAGGGTATTATGCAATTGATGATTTTATATATCAATTTGTAACCTCAAAGTATCAAAGTTATGTCCCGATAATTCCAATAGGTCCTCAAATATCCGATTGGTCAGATGTTTCTCACGGACTTTATAATAATTTTTATACTCAAACCTACAATTGGAATTTATATTCCCCCAAGAAAATTCCAAACACATATTTAAACTTGGGTGAAATAAAAAAATTAAAAGACGAAAATTTACATAAAGATTTCAGTTATGAAAGTTAAATTTATTACATGTATTTACAGCGACCTAAGCGGAACCGAGTTAGGTGGTAGGTCATCTCGTGGAGGACATTATCAATATAGTTTGTTGTCCCTATTGAAAATGACGGACGCCGATTTTCTTTGTTATACTTCTGAAAGGGAAATTGATAGGTTAAAAAAGTTTTTCTATGAGCATCATAGTGTAAGTCCTGAAAAATTAGAGTTCAGAACTTTTGACTTGAGAGGTACAAAATACGAAGAGCTTTTCCAAAAACATAAAGATTTTGAAAGCGCAAAAACAGGGGATAGATGTGTTGAAATCCAATGGTCTAAATTTGGATGGTGGTGGAATGAAGACAAATCTTATGATTATTATTTTTGGATAGATGCCGGCCTCTCTCATTGTGGATTGATTCCAAACAAATACTTGGTTGGTTCCAACCATCCCCAAGGAAAATACTATGAAAGTAATTTATTCAATAACGATTTCCTTAAAAATCTAATAGAGGATTCGGATGGTAAGTTTGTAATTTTAGGTAAAGATAATGACAGAAATTACTGGTCAGGTACCGTTAATGAAAGATGGTACAAAAACTACGAAAGAAAGATTCACATCATAGGTGGGATGTTTGGTGGTCATAGAGACTTATGGGATAACATAGTAACACTTTTTGAAGATTATGCTTATAAAGTTACACCCGAAGAAAGGGTTCACCATGAAGAAGTTTTAATGACTTTAATGTATTACAACCACCCTGAACTTTTTGTTAGAAAACATTTTGATATTTGGTGGTGCCCTGACAATTGTCCTCCAGGAACTAGTCCCAAACTATTTGAAGAAAATAAAAGTTTTTATAGAATTTTAGAAGAATTTAATAGGATATATGAGTAAAATAACACTTGTAACTGGAATATGGGATATTGGGAGAGGTAATCTTTCTGAAGGGTGGTCACGTCCTTTTTCTCATTATTTAGAAAAATTTGATAAGTTATTAGATATTAATGAGAATCTTATAATTTTTGGAGATGAGGAACTTCGTGATTTCGTTTTCAAGAAAAGAGATAGGAGTAATACTCAATTTATCTTACGACCACTCTCTTGGTTTAGAGAAAACGAGTTTTTTGAAAAAATTCAACAAATAAGAAAAGACCCAAATTGGTCAAGTCTTGCGGGTTGGTTATCAGAGTCAACACAAGCTCGTTTGGAAAACTATAACCCTTTAGTCATGTCAAAAGTATTTCTTTTACATGATGCAAAAATAATGGACCAATTTGATTCGGAGTTTTTGTTTTGGATTGATGGGGCTTTAACTAATACAGTACATCCGGGTTATTTCACTCACGATAAGGTTTTAGATAAATTAGAAAAATACGTCAACAAGTTTTCATTTATTTGTTTTCCTTATGACGCTGAAAGAGAGATTCATGGTTTTGAGTATAACAAACTGAATGAAATTGCGGGTGCGAAAGTAAAAAGAGTTGCTAGAGGTGGTTTTTTTGGTGGGCCTAAACACGTAATATCTGAAATAAATTCTCTCTACTATGGATTATTAAAGAGTTCTTTAGATGAAGGATTTATGGGTACTGAAGAATCAATATTCAGTATTATGTGTTATAAGCATTCCGATATTATAAATTACTTTGAAATTGAATCAAATGGATTGTTAGGTAAGTTTTTTGAAGATTTGAAAAATGATTTGATAAAACCAAAGTCCGAGTCTTCAGTTAAAAGTAATAACACCTTGGACATGTCAAAGGTCGGAGTGTATGTTATAACATTTAATAGTCCAAATCAATTCAAAACACTAATAAAGTCGATGTTAGATTATGACCCCGACTTTATTTCCAAACCAAAAAAATATCTTCTTAATAATTCCACAGATACTAAATTTTTTTACGAATATGAAGAACTCTGTGAAGAGTATGGTTTTGAACATATTAACTCTGGTGAAAATTTAGGGATATGTGGTGGAAGACAATATATTGCTGAACATTTTGAAAAATCTGAAAACGATTTTATGTTCTTCTTTGAAGACGATATGTTTTTTTATAACGGAAAAGAACAAGTTTGTAGAAATGGATTTAATAGGTATGTAAAAAACATTTATCAAAAATCACTCGAAATTTGTAAAAAAGAAAATTTTGATTTTTTAAAGTTAAATTTTTCTGAATTTTATGGTGATAATGGGACTCAATGGTCATGGTATAATGTACCACAAGAAGTTAGGGGAAAATTTTGGCCGAACAAACCAAGGTTACCTCAAGTAGGGTTGGACCCTAACGCACCAAGAACAGAGTTCAGAGAAATCCACGTTCACAAACAAATCCCTTATGTTGTCGGAGATATCTATTATTGTAATTGGCCACAGGTAGTTTCAAAAACAGGAAACAAAAAAATGTTTTTGGATACAACTTGGGCTCACCCTTTCGAACAAACATGGATGAGTCATATGTTTCAACTTATGAAAAAAGAAGAGCTTAACCCAGGATTGTTACTTATTACGCCCACCGAACATGATAGGTTCGAACATTACGATAGAGAGTTAAGGAAAGAGTCATAACAATATATTTATTGTTATGGAATTTTTTATCAAAAAAAATGCTACTCTTCCAATTCTCAAAATGCAAGTCGTACAAGACGGAAGGTCGAGTTATATTCAATTCATGGAGAGTCTTGAAGTATCAACAATATTTTTCACAATGGTTGACTATTATACAGGTGTACCCAAAATAGTTTCTGCCCCTTGTGAGATTGTTGCTCTTACAGCACTCGAGCTCGGAGCACCTACAGAATATTATATCTACTACAAATTTAGTTCTAGAGATACCAATACACCAGGTAGATATCAAGGACAATTTCTAATTCGAAATGATGAAGGGAATCTTATTTTACCATTAAGGGAAGAGTTATTTATTAACGTTGCGGATAGTTTTATTTCAGAACAAGCTTGTTGTTAATTTGATTCAGAGACAATATTTTTTATATTTATCTATGAATGAGTAAGGTAAACTTCACGATATTGTGAAAGCCAATAAACCACTCGTAAATAGAGATGATTGACCCTCAAGAAATTGAGTCGTTCTTACAAGGAAACGACCCTGAAGAATTTATAGTTGCGATTGAGTTTGACTACGTTTCAAATTCTATTTTCAAAATCAAAGAGATACCTGGTAAAGGTAAAGAAATAAGAAAAGATACATTTATTCCCTTTGCTTGGGTTGGGGATTTACGCGGTTTGAATTTTTATAATGATTCCAAAATGGCACAAAAAGAAGCCATGTCGAAATATGGAATTGTTATTGATAAACTTGAAACCAAAGGTGATGAACGTTTGGAAAAAGGTTTGACCTTTATGGTCAAATCTCTTAAAGGATACAGAGAACTAATTCAGTTTTTTAGGGATGGAGGGTGTGACCCTTGGGGAGAAAAAACTAAAGATAAAATAATGATTCTACCACCAGTAGAACAATATCTTGTTTCAAAAGAAAAAAGATTATTTAAAGGGTTCAACAACTATGATGATGTTACTCGTTTGGTATTTGACTTGGAAACAAATGCTTTAGACCCCAAAGATGGTCGTATATTCATGATAGGAATCAAGACTAATAAAGGATATCACAGAGTTATTGAATGTTTAGATGAGTCGGAAGAGAAAGGTGCAATAATTGAGTTCTTTAATGTAATTGACCAAATCAAGCCAAGTATTATTGGTGGTTATAACTCAGCAAACTTCGACTGGCATTGGTTGTTTGAGAGAGGGCAGAGGTTAGGGATAGATATGAGAAAGTCAATCAAATCCTTACATCCACAACACTCTTATACTCGTAAAGATACAATTTTAAAACTCGCAAACGAAGTTGAGGATTTTCTTCAGACTTCTATTTGGGGTTATAATGTAATTGATATTATTCACGCAGTTCGTAGAGCTCAAGCAATTAACTCAAACATTAAAGCCGCAGGACTTAAATATATTACGAAGTACATTGGTATGGAGGCACCTGACCGTGTTTACATAGAACATACCGACATTGGAAAAATGTATTCCGCTAAAGAAGAATATTGGTTAAATGTTCAAAATGGAAAATATAAAAAAGCATCCGAATACCAAGATTTAGATGTAAAGTTTCCTGATGTGTACATAAAAACCACAGGAGACAATCTTGTTGAGAGATACCTTGACGATGACTTGGAAGAAACCTTGGCAGTAGACAAAGAATTCAATCAAGCTTCATTTCTCCTTGCATCAATGATACCCACAACCTATGAGAGGGTTTCAACAATGGGAACAGCTACTTTATGGAAAATGTTAATGGTTGCTTGGTCTTATAAACATAATTTAGCAATACCTTGTAAACAAGATAAGACAGACTTCGTAGGAGGTCTTTCTCGACTACTTAAGGTTGGGTACAGTAAGAATGTACTCAAACTAGATTTCTCGTCTCTATACCCCTCTATTCAACTTGTACACGATGTATTTCCACAGTGTGATGTGACGGGCGCAATGAAAGGAATGTTAAAGTATTTTCGTGATACCCGTATCAAATACAAACAACTAGCAGAACAATTTGAGAAAACCGACCCACAATTGTCTTCCTCATACTCAAACAAGCAATTACCTATTAAGATTTTCATCAACTCAATGTTTGGCGCATTATCGGCACCTCAAGTTTTCGCTTGGGGTGACATGTATATGGGTGAACAGATTACTTGTACGGGCAGACAATACCTACGTCAGATGATTAAATTTTTTATGAGTCGTGGTTACGTTCCTCTTGTGATGGACACGGACGGTGTTAACTTTTCAAGTCCTGACGATGCGGATAGTCATAAATATATTGGTAGAGGTTTGAATTGGAAGGTAAAAGAGGGTAAGGAGTATACAGGTCCTGATGCGGATGTTGCAGAATATAACGATATATTCATGAGAGGAGAGATGGCTTTAGATACTGATGGTGTTTGGCCTTCGTGTATAAACCTCGCCAGGAAAAATTATGCGGTAATGGATGCTAAGGGTAAGATAAAATTAACCGGCAATTCAATTAAGTCAAAAAAATTACCTCTTTATATTGAAGAATTTTTAGATAAAGGTATAAAGTTGTTGTTGAACGGTGATGGTAAGGATTTTATAGAATACTATTATGAGTATCTTCAAAAGATTTTTGACCAAAAAATCCCTTTGTCTAAAATTGCACAAAGGGCTAAAGTTAAACTTACTCTCGATGATTATACTAAACGATTAACCCAAAAGACAAAAGCCGGCAATAGTATGAGTAGAATGGCTCATATGGAACTCGTAATTAAAAATGGTTTAAACGTTAATCTAGGTGATGTAATCATGTACGTAAATAACGGAAAAAAAGCTTCACAAGGAGATGTACAAAAGATGACTGCAAAACAAATCAAAGATACCAACGAATATAATTTAAATTTGAATCCAAAATACAAAAAAATAACTGATGGTGTAATTGTAAATTGTTACATGTTGGACCAAAGTACAATTGAAACAAATCCAGACCTTACAGGAGAGTATAATGTACCTAGAGCAATAACAACTTTTAATAAAAGGATTGAACCATTGTTAGTGGTTTTCCAACAAGAAGTTAGAGATAATCTTTTAGTGACAGACCCTGAACAAAGGGGTATTTTTACCACGTCACAATGTGAACTTATAAATGGTATGCCTTTTGAGTCTGGTGACCAAGATAGACTAAAAGAAGATGTGTTAGATATAACAGAACAAGAATTGAACTATTGGGGTAGAAGAGGTCTTAATCCTGATTATATGTACGAATTAGCGGAAGAAAATTGGGAGGAAAAATTAGGACTGCTTCAATCCGTCTGAAGATAAAATGTACCAGTTTCCTCCAACAAATCTGAATTCAACACAAGCAAATCTATCCATTTGAATTTCATCGTATTCTTCGTCTATAAGACCTATGTCTGGAAGTATTGTTAATTTTGTCATTGATTTTACTACAATATGGTCAGAGGTCGTTGAGTCCAAAGTAATTGTCGAACTTGCAACACCTCTAACAACAATACATGCTTCACCGCTAGTACGGTAATCTTTTTCTGAAACAACTGAAATTTCGGATGTATTGATTGCCATCCCATTAATGATTCTTCTTGAAGGTATTGTTTTTACTATTCCCATTTTAAATCACATAAATTTGACGAGGCATTGCTCTAAACTTCATTTGTTTGTTTAGATTTTCAGCAATTAAGGCTTCTCTTTCCATAACTTTTTCAGGTCTTAATCTTGTTAACCACCCTTCAGCGCCGGTTAGTTCTTCCATAAGTTTTGACTTTTCGTCTTTTGCCTCTGTTGATAAACTTTGGTAATCCATGGTTATTTCCGAGTCTGGAGTTTTCAAGTTTCCACTGTACTTACCCCTAACTCTTGCCAAGGTTTCTTTACAATATGCGGTAAACCATCTTCTCACCCATTGTTGTCCTGGAACATTCAAATCTTCCCAAGACAAATTTTCGATTGGTACATCAGTAGGAAGTTTTATAATGTCGGGATTTGCTTTCAAACACGCCGCTCTATCATCAGGACCAACATCATAATACCAATACCACACAGCCTTTCCGGCATACATACTATAGTTATTCCAATTAAATCTACCTCCTGGTGTATTATACAAAAAAATGTTTCTCTTTCCGTCAGGAAGAGCGGTAATTCTGTATGTTAGAGAACCTCCAAGTATTCTATTAAGAATATTTGCTTCTTGCATTCTTATTAGATAATCAAAACCTGACATCATAAAATAAGAACCTTGATACCCCATTTGAGCATAACCAGCTTCGTTAGCACCTAAACCAATACCCCCCATACCAAATCCACCAATACCTCCTAAACCAAATGCAGTCCACGGTTGGTTGGAGAACCAAAGTAGTTCATTAACTTCGCGCCCTGCGGGAATTTCATAGTTTTGAGTGTTTGCACTTAAAATAAAATAATCCTTCTTTAAAACCCATGGACCCATTGTTTGCAGTCCCACAATTTTTGAATATGAATATGCAAACTGTTGTTCAAAATCCATTGTTCTTGTAACAAGAGCTCTTGCCACAGACCTTTCAGTCATGTTTAAATTAACAAGATTTACCCATTGAGAATCAATTAACCATTGGAGAACATACTCTTCATAATCTCCTATGGATAACTCCATTAGGGAGTCCATCATTTCATCTTCTAATTCAACACTTCTTAAGGGTGCACCAAGAAGATGTTTGATTCTAGTATATATTCTACTTCTTTCTGGTTCTGGAATTACTGCCATATCAAATAAATATCTTTCTTATTCTATTTCGTGAATCAACGAACCCAAATCAAATGAGTAGGTGTCTTGACTAGATATAGGCTCATTTTTAAATATCAAAATTCTATTAGTTTTAGGGTGACTAAATATCATCCAATCAACGTCATATTTTTTAACATTACCTGTATCAGCAAGTGAAATAATATTATTATCAATTTGAGTTGATGTGTATGGTTTTATTTGTGCTGTGTATTCTTTTCCATCCATTCTAATTACAATATCAACCCCTTTAAACGCATCTTTCTTTACACCATGACCACCGATATGTGAAATTTTAACATCGTTACCAAAATATTCTTTTAATTTAGTTTCTGCATTGTTTTCACTTTTTTGACCCCTTCTCCAAAGAACTAATAGGACATTAATAATGTTTATAAAATCTTCATTGTCTTTTGTAAAAATTTTACCTTTGAAGTGATTTAAAGCATTCAAGAATCTTTTTACCTCCTCAAGGGTTCTGTTTTTTTCTTGTGAAAAATCAAATTTTTTTTCAGGTTTTCCTATTCCTTCTATCTGACGATTAACGGCCTTAACTAATAAACAGAATGAGTTGAAATTAGTGTTTAGGTTATTTAGTATAGACCTCCCTTCGGGGGACTCTACTCCATAAAATCCTGACATTTCTTTATCTGTGGCCTCTACCCAAAATTGGGTGAAAACACTTTTTAAAATATAAGTTATACCATCTTGGTATAATTTTTTTATTCTTCTATTATTGATAAGTGCGCTATAAAATGCGACCTCATATGGTTGACAAAATTTAGGTTCTTTTTGTTCTGAAATTACTTTTTTTAACTCCTTTGACTCTAAAAGTTTTGTCTCCGTTTTCATTTCATACATTTTGGTTACGAAATCCCAATTAACTACTTTCCAAAAATTCGAAATATATTCATCTCTTTTATTTCTATATTTTAAATAATACGCATGTTCCCATAAATCCAACCCCAATAAAGGAAATCCACCACCTTCAATAACATTCATAAGTGGGTTGTCTTGATTTGACGTTGACATTATTTTGAGTCCGTTTTTTGCGGTAAGAACTAACCAAACCCAACCAGAACCGAATCTTTCTTTTGCAATTTTTTCGAACTCTTTTTTGAATCTTGTAAATGTTCCGTACTGTTTTGTAATTTTTTTATATAGTTCCCCCGTTAATTTTTTGGGTTCAGGTGTTATCATGTTCCAAAATAATGCGTGGTTAAATGCACCTCCCGCATTATTTCTTATTGTTTTATCGTAACGACTAATGTTTTTAATAATTTGTTCTAATTCTAAATCCCCATATTTTTTCTTATCCAAAGCGTCGTTTAACTTATCTACGTATCCTTTATAATGTTTATTATAATGAAAATTCATTGTTTCAGAATCAATGAATTGTTTGAGGGCTGAGTAAGAATAGGGTAATTTTTCAATACCTATTTTTTTCATTTCTTGTATTAACAACTTTTTTTCTTGACCGGACTTCCTTTCAATTATTTGTCTTTCAAGTTGTTCAATTTTTTTTTCTAATTTATTCATAAGTGTGAGTTATTACTATAAATAACTCTTAAGTTCATTAATATCTATGTTCGTTAATTTTTTGTAAAATTTCTTCAACATAATCGGCGGGACCATTGTTGTCACCCATGACAGTTGCGATTACATGTTTTTTCTTATTAAGGATATCATAAATAATCCCCTCAATGGTATTTTCAAAAATAGGGTAATACACAAGTACATTGTTTTTTTGTCCATATCTATAAGCCCTGTCTTCGGCTTGTGAATGGTCTGAAGGAAGAAAAGAAAGGTCGTTCATTATAACCGCCTCACCTGCAGTGAGAGTGATTCCAACACCTGCTGCCTTTATGTTTCCTACAAAAACTTTTACTTTTTCGTTGTTTTGAAAATTATCAACACTATCTTGTCTTTCCCCTTTGGACATTGAGCCGTCGAGTTTAACTGCCGCCTTTCCGAAATGTTCACAAATTTTATTTAGTGAGTTCGTAAAGTTACAAAATACTATAACTTTTTTTCCTTGTTCTACAATATTTTCCGCTATCTCAATCGTCTGATTTATTTTTTCATCCGCAATTATTTGTCTTACTTTTGTTAACTTTGTAAATTGAACCGTTAGTGATTTTGACTCTTCCGGATTTTTTTCATACCAATTATAATACTCCCCCATAACTTCTTCATACTCTTTTGATTTAAGTCTTAAGTAAACAGGAGTAATAATTTTGTCGGGTAAATCTAAAACATCTTCTTTGAGTCTTCTCAATATAAGATTGGTTGTTCGGTCTCTTAATTCTTCTAGATTTGATGCACCCATTACGTTCCAAACTTTTCTGGGTCCTACCCTGAATTGATACCCCTCACAATATCTTATGACGTAGGCCATCCAATTTTTGGCAACTGGAGAATCAACAAGACTTAAAAGATTATAATAATCTATTGGTCTTGAGGTCATTGGGGTACCTGTTAACAACCATAGTCTGTCAACACTTTTAACAATGTCGTTTATTAGTTTCGTACGTTGAGCTTGAGCATTTTTAATATAGTGTGCTTCATCAACAACCACCAAATCAAAATTGGCGCTAATAATTTGCGATTCATTTTTTCTTTTAGTGTCATGGAAATTTTTTATAATGTCATAATTTATTATTACAAAATCTTCTTCAGAAGAAAAGTTTTTACCCTCGGCAATTGATACGCTTTTATTTGTATAATTTTCAATTTCTCTTTTCCAATTTATCTTAAGTGTTGCGGGACAAATAATTAAAACCTTTTTTGCACCAGCTTCTAAAGCTGCTATTATTGTTGATGTTGTTTTACCTAAACCCATATCATCAGCTAAAATGTATCTTTTGTTTTCTACAAGTTTTTGAATTGCGTATTTTTGATGTGCGAGAGGTGGCCTATTAGAATATTTTTCAAAATCTAATACAACATCTTTTACTGTATTGTCTTTAATAATTGAAGCCTTTGGTAACCAAAAATCGTGTAGTTGTTCATTGTCAAAAACTTTACCCCAAATGTGGTATGCCTTATCTTTTTCCGCCAATAATTTTTCAACCCAAACTTTATCTGGTATTGTTGTGTAGAGCTTATCGTCTGCTAGTTTCTGTGCAAAATACGAATCAAGTATAATCCATTTTTTTGCAACCTTTGGTTGTTTTTCATGATTACTTATAATGTAATCTGATTGACTTCGTGTCGGGTAGAATTTTTTGTTTACCTGAGCTTTTCTCTTTAATTCAAGTATGTAATTGTTAGCACCTTGGTATTCTTCCAAAATTGTTAGTGCTCTTGATTCTAATGTAATTTCTTGAGGCATTATTTAATTTCGATAGAAGTCCTTCCATCTTCCCAATATGATTGTCCACCATAATAGACAAATATTTCTTCATTTGGTTCAATATCACGAAGGGAGAAAAACTCAAACACATTATCATTATAAACTGACCTCCAATCTGCGTTCGGACTTTCGCTATGATTATAAAGAGAAGCATACCCCAAACCAACTACTTGTTTCTCCCAAGTAGTTCCTGATGGCCAGTTAAATCTATAGTTTAACAACACATATGAAGTTTCTCCGTAGTTCATTCCTAAATCAATTACGGGACAGATTTCGAACACATCCCCTTCTTTGATTTTCTTCTTTGCAAATACGCCAAGACCATGGATAGGGCTATAGTTAACATATATTTTATCTGACGGAATGATTTTCACTACAAGTTGTTTGGGTTAAATATAATAACATTCAAAGTATTTATCAATAATGGAAAATTTAGTACCTATAACACGACTTGGTAAATTCTTTGGTGGTGAAGATTATGCTCTTGATATTGGTATGGGTGAGGAGTGGTTGTTGGGTGATATGAACTTTACTGTCATACTTTACCGTATAGACAGATATAAAACAAAAACTGATGATGTTTATGGTGAAGTATTAGAGGATGGTGTTCAGTTTCTTGCTCCTGTTGAGTTGAAAGGGTACGTTCAAGTAATGGCTCCAGCAAACAAGTTTCTTGGTAACTCAAGAGTAGAACAGCAAGAGCCGGGTAATATGAGATTTAGTATATATCAAAAAACTCTTGAGGATATGGGTGTCGAAATATTCATGGGTGATTATTTCGGATACTATGAGACTGAAGATAGAGTTAGATATTATGTTGTAAGTGATGATGGGTATGTAAGGTCAGATAATAAACATACTTACGGTGGGTACAAGCCATTTTACAGAACAATTGTTGCTACCTATGTAAGTGAAAATGAATTCAAAGGAATATGACAAAGTTTATACTTAATGAAGAGGGTGACAAAATGGTTATTGTCACTGAAGGTTTGATTGACTTTCTCGCAGACAAATTAAAAGATGTCTTGGGTGATGACTCATACGAAAAGTTAAGAAAACAATTTGGTTTCGACGATAAAGAGAATTCAGAAAGAGTTCAAGTTGAAATACCAAAAGATTTGGAATCAAAATATAATTTTCATCAAATACCTGACGGTAAAAATAATTTTCGTTCGGCTCAATTACCTGGAGATGTTTTGGCATCAGTTATAAAAAAATATAAAATAAAGAACGTAATTCGTTTAAACGGAGATGGTAACGATTCTTATCATAGACAAGCCAGTGAAAAACTATCAAGAGAAGATGAAAAGAAAATTTGTGAGGAATTGAATTGTAAATTCGAACCTATCAAAGCTCACATGGGGTATAAGTTTGGAGAAGGTTATGTTGGTTCTCTTGATTCGGTGTCCTCAATACTACAAAAAGGTAACACATTGATACATTGTGCTCATGGTGCAGACAGAACTGGAGGTCTTGTTGGTGGGTACCTCAAAAAAACGGGGAAAGAAAAAGACTTGGACAAACTTTGGGAATACACAACAAAGTACAATGGATGGAAGAGAATGATTAATGCCAATAGATTTTTTGGCTCGGGTTATGACAAATATGCGGATACTTTTTATCCTATCCCTGAACTGAAAAAAAAATATGAAAAATGAAAATAATACTCACAGAATCACAATTTGATTCAGTGTTCGGAGGAAAAAGGGTTATGGTTTATTATAATCTTCATAAACACACTTTTTCAATAACACTTGCAGGAAAAGTTATAATGCATGCCGATATGGTTAAGTTGTCGGACGTAGAATTTAGAGTAAGAAAGGGTGGTAAAGAAAGGGTGAGGGGTGAGAAAAGAAAAAATGTTCACGCTTTCGTTATTGGTGATTTGATTGATTATTGTGAACATCCTTGTTCAGAGGTTTTGGAGCCCTCTTTTGGTGATTTGGTTACTTATAACCCGTATGAGAACGATAGTTTTATATTGAAAAGTACAGGTGAGTCAATATTTGATGCTGATGAGGTTTTACTTGTAAATTCTAAAAATAAAATATTTGTACTTAATTGATATGCCGTTTCCAAAACAAATAAAAAAAACATTGCCATTAGTCCCAAAAAAGGAATTGTCTGCAAGAAGAGAGCAATTATTGGAATATATCAATAAAGATGGAACTTATCTTCCGAAGTCTGTTCTTCATGCTGACCTAGATAGGGGTATGTTGGATTTTACCAAAACTGAATTAGAGGTTGTTACTGCGGGTAAATCCGTTCCACTTTTGGATAGAATTATAACAACACAAAACTGGTCCCAATATTTGGAAACTTGGCAGTTTGTAGATTTGGATTATAACCCAAGTCCTCCTTTTATGACAGTTGTAAGAGTTCCTGAAGTAAAGTATGGAACAAATCCATCATTACAATATACAATACCAAACCGTAAACAATTCTATTATGCGTCTGTTCCAACATGGAATGGAAACGAACAAGGAATGGACATTTATACTATTCCTCAACCAGTACCTGTAGATATAAATTACAGCGTAAAAATTATTTGTAACAGAATGAGAGAATTAAATCAGCTTAACAAAATTGTAATGCAGACTTTTTCCTCAAGACAAGCCTACACATTTATAAAAGGGCAATATGTTCCAATTATCATGAATAATGTTTCTGATGAATCCCAAATGCAGATGGACGCAAGAAAATATTATGTACAAAGTTATGATTTTACAATGTTAGGATATCTTATAGATGAAGAAGAGTTTCAGGTAAAACCTGCAATTCAAAGATATATGTTGGTTACTGAAATTGACACATCAGTTCTGAAAAAAAAGAGAGACAAACAACCCCCTAATCCTGATGAGTTTGAGACTAACTGGTTATTTGTGACTGGCAATACAATTTTATCAGAATTTATTGAGTATACCGCAAATATGACTTTATTGGATAATGATAATATTGATACTTGGGATGTTTACATCAACAACCTTTTCTATGGTAGTGATGTCGAGTCGATTCAAATAACAACAAACGATGACTTGAGAATTGAAGTAACAAAAATTAATCCGTCTTTGGAGGGGAACTTGTTATTTTTAAATAAATTAATTTAGTCTTCCCCGTATATATCTTTCTTTTCTTTACACTTTTCCATAATTAATTGCTCAAGAAATTTATAGATTTTAATACCCCTTCTATCGCAGTATTTTTTTAGTATATCGTGTACTGCAGGGTCAATTTTTATGTTCTTTATTTCTTTCTTTGTTTTCATGGTAGAAAAAAGGCAGAATTAATTCATACTGTTTACAAATACATATCAAAAAGTAAAGTTTTTTGATGTAGTGATGAATATTTATCAAGAAAATAAATCCGCATTAAGATAACTCAATAATGGCAACAGCACAAGCAAATCAAAAAGTTTACGTATCACCTGGGGTGTATACCTCCGAAACGGACTTATCGTTCGTGGCACAGAGTGTAGGTGTTACAACATTAGGTTTAGTTGGGGAGACAATTAAAGGTCCCGCATTCGAACCAATTTTTATTACAAACTACGATGAATTCCAAGCTTATTTCGGTGGTACAGAACCAGTAAAATTTGTGAATACACAAATTCCGAAATATGAAGCGGCTTACATCGCTAAATCATATTTACAACAGTCTAACCAATTGTTCGTTACGAGAGTATTGGGTCTTTCTGGTTATGACGCGGGTCCTTCTTGGTCTATTCGTGTCACAGCAAACGTTGACCCAACTACAATTGGATTGAGTTCTGCTGGAGGTACGGTGTTTACTGCCAACTTCACAGGTTCTTCATCAGGAAATACGGTTGAGATTACCAATCCTTCCAACTTACCTGATAGTGTAGAAAATAATTTGACTACTCAAATCAGATTGTCTGATGGTAGTGTTTCAACATTACAAGGATTTTTCAATTCTTACTTACAAGATGTTTATAGTTCAGGAGCAACTTCAGGTAATACTGTTTCTATCTTTGGTGCTATACCTGAAAATGATTTCAACTCTTTAGATGCAACATATATCTATCAGAACAATCCTTTAGAGACTTACAGTGTTAATTTAGTTGATAACGATTTGTCTGCAGGTTCTAACGATGTTTGGTATTATGCAAACTTCGTTAATACCACAGGTGATGCTTATACAGGATATTCATTTTATTTCGTAACAAGCTCATTCACCGCTACAACAGGTACTTCAAGTTTTGCTGGTACAATATCAGGTGCTTCCTTTAGTTTTTCAGGAACTGCCTATAGCGACTTTAATGATATGGTTGTTGCAACAGTTCGTTCAAGAGGTATATCTTTATTTACAAATACAAGTACAAGTGTCAATCATGGTCCTGTGTACGAAGTAAGTGCAACAACGGGAGTAACTATGGTTTGTACTGAACAATATTCCGGTGTAACAAGTAATCCGTTCGGAACTTTCTTGTTATCAGGAATTACTAACGATGCAGATACTTTCTCATTTGAAGTTTCATTATTGGCATCCTCACCTCAATATATTACAAAAGTTTTAGGAATTGACAACTTTGGAAAATCAAGAACTCAAGTTCCTATTTTTGTGGAGGAGATATATCCAGGTTCTCTTAACGATGCTTACAACCAAGGATATATTCGTGGGTTGGATTGTCAATTAGTTGCATTACCGGGAGCAAGGTCTCAAGACCCTTCTTCTATCGCTTACAAATCTCAAAGATATCAATCACCTGAAACACCTTTCTTGGTTTCTGAATTGAGAGGTAATAAAGTTTATAACTTATTTAAGTTCATATCTATTTCTGACGGTGATTCTGCAAATTTTGAAGTTAAAGTTTCGATAGCTAATCTTTCGTTCAATAATATGACATTTGATGTGTTGGTTAGACAATTTTTTGATACAGATAATAATCCTGTTGTAATCGAGAAATTCACAAATTGTAATATGGACCCTCTTTCTAACAACTTTGTGGCTAAAAAGATTGGTTCTTCCAATGGTGAATATGCTTTGATTTCTAAATACATTATGGTTGAAATGGCGGACGGAGCACCTATAGATGCTCTTCCTTGTGGTTTCTACGGGTACGTTCAAAGAGAATATGAAACAACAGATAATCCTTCACCAATGATTAAGTACAAAACAAAGTATTTTTATCCTGGAGAAACAATAATGAATCCTCCTTTCGGAACATCCTCTGGAGGTTCAAATACTGTTGAGTCATCAGGAGATGTCATAAGAAGAAGTTATCTTGGTTTCTCTTCACAATATGGTGTCGATGAATCTTTCCTTTCTTACAAAGGAAAACAAAATCCTACTAACTGGGTAAGTTCATCTTTTGAAGTACCAGGTGAAAACTTCAATTATTTGAGTAAGGGTTTCCACATGGACTCTGGAGCTACTGTTGTTACAATTTCAAACTCATTTCAAACAAGTGGTGAAACAGCTTTTGAATGTGGTACCGCAGACTTTACAGCAGACCCCGACACTCAAGAAAATCCATATTATTTCATTTATTCCAGAAAGTACACAGTATGTTTTGCTGGTGGATTTGATGGATGGGATATATACAGAGAGTTCAGAACTAACCAAGATAGATTCCAATTAGGTTCTTCGGGTTATTTGGCAGGTGCATCACCATCTTCAAAATACCCAACAGCGACAGGTGACGGATTGTTTAAGAGAATTACTGTACAGAATAACACAAGTGACTTCGCAAATACTGACTACTACGCTTACTTGTTGGGTATCTTGACATATCAAAACCCTGAAGCAACAAATATTAACGTATTTGCAACATCAAGTATTGATTATGTTAATAACTCAAATCTTTGTGAAGAAGCTATTGATATGATTCAATTCCAAAGAGCGGATTCTGTTTATATTGTTACAACACCTGACTACCAAATGTATACTCCAGACGGAACAAGTCAGTTCGATGTAATCTATTCTCAAGAAGCTGTAGATAATTTAGATAATACAGGAATTGATTCTAATTACACTGCAACATACTATCCATGGATTCTTGTGAGAGATACAGTTAACAACACACAAATTTATTTACCACCAACAGGTGAGGTCGTTAGAAATTTGGCACTAACAGATAATATTTCTTTCCCATGGTTCGCGTCAGCGGGTTATACAAGAGGTCTTGTTAACTCAATTAAAGCTAGACAAAAACTAACACAAGAGGATAGAGATACGTTATACCAAGGTAGAATCAACCCAATCGCAACTTTCTCTGATGTAGGAACCGTAATTTGGGGTAACAAAACTCTCCAAGTCGCTGATTCAGCACTTAATAGGTTGAATGTTAGAAGATTGTTGTTACAGGCTCGTAAGTTAATTTCGGCTGTTGCTGTAAGATTGTTGTTTGAACAAAACGACCAAATCGTAAGACAACAATTCCTCGATAGTGTTAATCCTATTCTTGATGGTATTAGAAGAGATAGAGGTCTTTATGACTTCCGTGTAACGGTATCTTCTTCTCCTGAAGATTTGGATAGAAACACACTCACAGGTAAAATTTACCTTAAACCTACGAAAGCTCTAGAATTTATTGATATTGAATTCTTTATCACACCGACAGGAGCTTCGTTTGAAAATATCTAATAAAATGGGGGGACTTGTCCCCCCTTTAGCCAAAAATGGAAAAAGAGTTCAAAGAAGGATTTGAGGAACAGGGAACTCCTGATATGAAATATTACGCTTTCGATTGGGATGACAACATTGTGCACATGCCAACAAAAATAGTTCTAAAAAATGATATGGGTGATGAGGTAGGTATGTCCACTACTGACTTTGCAAAGTACAGAGAAAAAATTGGTAAGGGCCCTGTAGAATATAATGGTGATACGATTGTTGGTTATGCTGAAAATGCTTTTAGAAATTTTAGAACAGAAGGAGACAAGACATTTTTAATAGATGCAATGAAAGCCGAAAAAGGACCGGCATTTGATGACTTCAAAGAAGCTATTAATAATGGTTCTGTTTTTGCAATAATAACTGCAAGAGGACATAATCCAAGGACACTTAAGCAAGCTGTTTACAATTATATTGTTGATGGATTTGGTGGTATAGATAAAGACCAACTTATAAAGAACTTAAGAAAATATAGAGATTTTACCGACGAAGAAGAAATGTCTGATGAGGAAATGATTAAAACATATTTGGACATTAACAGATACCACCCTGTTACTTTTGGGAAAGACCAAGGAGCGGCAAGTCCTGAAGAGTTAAAAATCATGGCTATGGACGAGTTTGTAAATCACATAAAACAACTAGCACATGAATTAAATAAGAAAGCCTATCTTAAAAATGATGTTAGTAATAATTTTATACCGAAGAAACCTACAATAGGGTTTTCAGATGACGATTTAAAGAATATAGAAGTTATGAGAAAACATTATAAAGGTAAACCAGAAGACCAAGTGAGAACTTATTTTACTGGTAAAGGCAAAGAAGAATATAAATAAATGAATATAGTTTTATAAAAAAAAGTCAATAGAAATATTTTTGAACTCACTATATTTATACTATATAAACGAAGAAACAAAAAAAAACTAATATATCATGGCTGATTTACTAATGAAAATGCCGATACCGTATGAACCGAAACGTCAGAATCGATTCATATTGAGATTCCCCTCAAGCTTGGGTATCAACGAATGGTTCGTGGAGAGCGCAAAAAGACCTTCAATCAAAATTGCAGGTACTGAAATTCAATTTTTGAATACTTCAACATTCGTTGCAGGAAGATTCAATTGGGACCCTATTTCAGTTAAATTCAGAGACCCAATTGGTCCTTCAGCATCTCAAGCTCTTATGGAGTGGGTGCGTCTACATGCGGAGTCTGTAACAGGTCGTATGGGATATGCGGCAGGTTATAAAAAAGATGTGGACCTCGAGATGTTGGACCCAACAGGAGTTGTTGTTGAAAAGTGGATTCTTTACGGAACATTCCTAACAAGTGTTGACTTTGGGGCTTTAGGATATTCGACAGACGCTTTGGCAGACATTACTGCGGAATTACGTATGGATAGATGTGTGTTAGTTTACTAATACTCTTTATAAAAAATCAAAACTTTTTATATTTAACCGTGGAGACATAAACTTCACGGTTATTTTTTTATATGGAAGACAAATCAAGAGAGTACGGACAAAATAATTTAACATTACCACATGACGTGGTACCACTACCTTCACAAGGTGTGTTTTATAAAAACAAGAAGAAATCACTTAAAGTAGGTTATCTTACGGCATCTGATGAAAACATCCTTATGGGTGGGGGACTTGATTTGACAAGTAATCTATTGAGGGCTAAAATCTATGAACCTGATGTAAAAATTGAAGATTTGTTGGAAGGGGACGTAGAAGCTATACTTGTATTTTTAAGAAACACTTCATTCGGTCCTGAAATGAATGTAACAGCGACTGACCCCAAAACAGGGAAACCTTTTTCAACTCAAGTTATGCTTGATGAAATGAATATTACAAAAGGAGAACAACCACAAGATGATGGAACTTTTCTAACTTCATTACCGAAGTCAGGGGTAACTGTAAAGTTGAGGCCCCTAACGTATGGTGAGATAATGGAATTAAGAAAGTTTGAAGAAAACTATCCAAAAGGAAGAGTAGTTCCAAGTGTAACATGGAGATTAGGAAGAGAGATTGTTGAACTCGACGGAGAGACCGACAAGGGAAAAATTGCAAAATCACTTGAAATAATGCCTATAATGGATTCCAAATTCATAAGAAGATTTTTGGACCAAAATGAACCCAGACTCGAAATGAAAAGAGAAGTAACAACCCCATCAGGAGAAAAACTAACGGTCAATGTTGGTTTTGGGGTTGAATTTTTTCGCCCTTTCTTCGGACTATAGAAAAGGACAATTAGATGAGTTTTATTATCTAAACACCTTAATGAAAATTAGTTGGTCTGACTTTATTCAGATGCCAATATTTGCCCGTAAATACCTTTTGGATAAGTGGCTCGAAATGAACAATAAGAGTTAAAAACAATTCATTGTTCTATTTATTAAAAAATAATTTGGATGCAAAATCCTGACCAACAAAATAGTAAAGATTATTTAAGTAGTATTTTAGACCAGTTCAAACTCTTGGACCCAGACAAGTTCAAGCAAGCAATTGCTAACATGGACGAGTATGGTAGACAACTGAACAATACTTTCGGACAATCTAGACAAAGAATATCAGCTGTAATGGCTGCGATTACAGAAGCGGAACCTAAAGTAGTAAGATTAGGGGGTAGTATAAGAGATACATTTCAAACAATGGAGAAAATTTCAGACGCTCTCCAAAGAAATGTATTAATGAACGAGCAGATTGTTTCAGGTATATATGCAACTAGCGAAGTTTTAGGGGAAGACAGTAAAACATTGGTAAAGTCTTTTTCAGATGCAGGTTATCAGGCGTCTCTCATAGGACCTCAAATGAGTGAAGCGGTGGTTAATGTTCAAAATTTGGGACTCAATACGAAAAGTGTTATGGGTGTTGTTCTTACGAACATGTCTGACCTTAATAAGTTTAATTTTCAAAATGGGGTACAAGGAATGACCAAAATGGCAGCTCAAGCTGCTATGGTAAAATTCAACATGGGTGACGCACTTGAATTTGCAAACAAAGTACAAGACCCCGAAGGTGCAATTAACATGGCGGCGGGATTACAAAGACTTGGAGTTGCGGTTGGACAACTAGGAGACCCATTTGCATTAATGAATGCTTCAATCAATGACCCCGGAGCATTACAAGAATCCTTGATTAACATGACCAAACAGTTTTCTTATTTCGATGAGAAAACAAAAACCTTCAAGATAAGTCCCCAAGGAATACTTACAATGAAGGAGTTGCATAAAGAAACTGGAATTAGTTATGATAATTTAGCCAAAACATCGATTGCAGCTCAAGAATTAGATAAAAGACTCTCTCAAATAAAACCTTCCATTAAATTCGGTTCAGAGGAAGACAAACAATACATTGCCAACTTGGGTGCAATGAATACTGAAGGTGAGTATACAATCAAGATGGACAGCGGTGTTGAGAAAAAATTATCTGACCTAACACAACAAGAATTTGATGAATTAATTAAACAACAAAAGGAGTCACCAAAAACCGTAGAAGATATTGCAAGGGCTCAGTTAAAATCTTCTGATGCTGCCAAAGCAGCTCTCGAATCAATAAACAAAGCATATTATAATGGTGTCGTTTCTGCTAGGTTTGTTAGGGATAATATTGATGCAATCAATAAAGCTGCAACTATAACAACAGGAGCACTGTCTGAAAGAGGTTCTGACACAGAAGCATTTAGAAATACGTTCGAAAAAATTTTTACAAGTGCACAGGATAAAATTCAGAAAGCGGTTGGAGGGGAAGATGTTAATAAAATTATTAAAGAAACATTAGCTGAACTAGAATCAGGAAGCAAGGGGATAAAGTCGGACTTATTAGGGTATGCTAAATCAACACTCGAAAAACTTGGGGAATCTAAAGGGCAAGTTGGTGGTAATAGTTTTATTGCTAAGCAATACCAAGATTTCATGAACAGGTTAGAGACAGAGGCGAAGAATTACGGGGTAACATCCACACAGGGAAAATCAACCACAGCGGCAAAGGTAGAGCCTGTGGTAAGTTCGATTTTATTCGGTAACCAACAACAAGCCCTACAAAATTACGTTTTATCTGAAAACAAAACTGAAATTAAGGAATCTAAAAATATAGTAGATTTCACAGGAGAAGTCACATTCAAAGTGGTCACACCTCCAGGAATGTCATCACAAAAATTTGAAGAATACATTATTTCCGATGAGTTCAAAAAATTAGTTTATAATCATTGGTTATCAAAGTCCAAAGAACTAGAAAGAACAAAGTAAACTTTCGAAAAAATAATCCTCAACCTATTTATAATAAAATAATTAAATGGGGACAACTTTAGATTTTGCAAGTTCAGATGCTTTCAGAAAAAAACTGATGACAAGGAACTTGACTCCTTATGCCAAGTCCCCAAGAAGAATATCCCCGCCAGTTAATTTTGAATATACACAGTCTGATTATGCGGTTAAAGATTCCCCCGACTCACTTATAGATACACCTTCGTTTGCAGATGGTTTATATCCGCTAAATCAATATGGGGCAGATGGAGGTTACAAACAAGTACCTGACCCAGGAGCTCTATTGAACTCAAAATCTAACGAGGGGGAGTATGATTATCGAGATGCTAGAATTGTTGATGAAGCCCCAATCGCAAGAGATAAGGGGTATCCTGGAGTCGCTCCTGCTTGGAGACCATTAAATGCATACTCAACAAATAACAGTTTGGATGGTGGTGAGGTCATTGCTAATCTTGAGACAGTTAGACCTGACCAAGACAGACTTCCTAATGGAAACCCTTACCAACCATTACAATTTGTTCCGAGTACTTATGGACCGGTTTCCATTCTTTTAAATCCCGACCCACAAGGTTCGGATGGGCTTTTAAGTTCTGACTCCTATATACAAAGATTTGGCGCGACAAGGCTCAAACAACTTTTTATTGACCGAATAGCTCAAATTCAAATAAGACAGACCAGAGGTAGAGCCAATGCATTTAACGTAAGAAGTGGGACAGATGTTCTAAACATTGTAACGGGTATTGTACCATTAATAGAACCAAACTATCAAATCACACTTCCCGCAAATCCACTTATTGCTGCAACAGATTTTGCTTTAAGATTGGCAGGAAGTTACATTCCTGTATCACCGATACCTGGTTCATATTGGGATACAAGTGTTCAGTTAGGCCAACCGACCACAATTCAACAAATTAGTAACGCCTTCAAAAATACCGCAACAGGGAAGTTCTTTAATAGATTGTTAGGTGCAAACAAGACAGGTTCTCAAATCATGTATAACAACATGGGAGGAGGACAAAAATCTAGATTATTTGCAAACATAGATTTTAATAGGTTCAAGCCGAGTTACGATAGAACTTTATTTGATAGAGCCGGTGGGGCTTTGGTCGGTTCAACAACAAACAACAGTAATTTTTATATTGGTTCTATCACATCCGACCCATCAAGAGTATTCTCACCCGACGGACAGATACCTGTAAATGAGTTTGGGATAGAGCAACAATCCCCGGTATATGGTCCAACAGAGCTAGCTCAACTTTACGAGGGTCCTAATCAAGAGGTCAAGTTAGGTGCTAATGGTCCTACTTATTCTAATGGTGGAGGAATTGAAGGAGGGTTTACTTGGGTGTCACCCAAATATAGGGGGAACGCTGGTAAGAAAGTTGGTGTTGAAGGTGAAATAATTTCACCTGACCAAGATTTCAAACCATCATCGTATAACAAAACGGAGTCTACAAACCTTGAGTTTAAAGAAGGGTCAATTCTTTTCGACACGCAAAGACTTATAGATAGCCAACCGCAAGGAGGAAAAAGACTTCAACATGTTGGTAATGCAATAGACCAAGTTAGTAAAGTTTTTCATGATGGTTATAAAGAAATGACTAAAGGCTCAAGGGTCCTTGCGTATATTGGCGCGATAGGTCAAGAGGTGGGAACTGAATATTGTAGAGTTTTTACTAAAGATACCCCTTACCTACAGTATAATGACTTACAGAAGACAAACGGTATGACAACCGAAGGGAGAAGATTTTCTTATTCGGTTTTAGATAAAACTTATAACTTGAATATCGCCCCAAATAAAAGAGAGGGAGGACAAGACTCAACAAATCTCATTAGCGCAGGAAATTCGGCTTTTGCAAAAAAATATATGTTCTCACTTGAGAATTTGGCTTGGAGAACTTCGAATACACCAGGATATACAGTCAACGATTTAGCTGTTTGCGAAAGAGGTCCTAATGGAGGAAGGGTAATGTGGTTTCCACCATACGCACTTACCTTCAACGAGAATATTAGTGCTAACTGGAAATCTAACGACTTCATAGGAAGACCTGAACCAATATACACATACAATAATACAAGCAGGTCGGGAAGTATTAGCTGGAAAATGGTAGTTGACCACCCTTCAGTTCTAAACATGATTGTTAACAAAGTTTTGGCTAAAGAATCAAACTCTGAACGTGTAAACAGTATTTTGAATTCATTTTTCGCTGGATGCAGAAAATACGATTTGTACGAACTCGCAAAAAGATATTACACAATCAACCCACAAGATTTGTATGAACTACAGACTATTATCACATCAGGTGATTTATCAAGAGAACAACTCGGAGCTGCTGTTCAAACAATTCAATCAGGAGTAGACGGAACTAGGGAAGATGTTCGTCAGTCTTCACCACAAGCATCAAGCACTATAGACTTTTCTAGTCTTCAAAATATAGGATTGTTTTTTGACAACAATTACCCGGAAGAAGGGGGTACAACAGATTATACGTCACTTTATATAACATATATTGGAAGAGAAGCAACTTATACTTCTAAACAACCCGACACAGAGAATTTATTTGATAAGGGGGTAATACCGAGTTACGAGGCTTTAAATGATTTTAAATTGAAATTAGCAAAAGCTTTCGAGGACAATCCGGAAGGAACAGTAACCCTAATAATTGATGCAAGTTGCTCTGCCCCGGCAACGGATGCTTATAATAAATTATTAGCGGAGAGAAGAATTAATTCTATGATTGGTTATTTCAATCAAGACCAAGCACTTTCGAAATTTGTAACTTCATCTCCACAACGTTTAATTGTAAAGGCAGGAACTCCATTCGGTGAAAACACTAACTCAACTCCAAAAATTAGTCCAACAACTACAGGACCTTTCGAAGTTTCCAAATTTGTAGCCAATGGTCAGACTTTTAATTGTTCGGATAAAAATGCAACGGGAACTTTACAAGTAAAAGGCGGAGACCAAGTTGGTCCAACCGATGTTTATACTGTTGGTGCGATGGCATGTAGAAGAGCTTTTATATCAAAAATAGAATCGACTTTAACACAACCACCGAAGGTACCTACCGCACAACCTACACAACAAACCACACCCAATTCTCAACAGGGAAACACCCCACCAAAAACTTTCCCTTCAACCCAAGTAGAATTAACATGGACAGAAAAAGATAATATAACAAAGAGAGTTTTAAGAGGATTACTTTCGGAATGTGATTATTTTGAAACTATTAAAGAGGAGACCCCTATGGTTTTTGACAACCTTAAAGACAAACTCAAATTTTTCCAACCTGCATTTCATTCAATGACACCAGAAGGTTTGAATACTAGGCTTACTTTTTTACAACAATGCATGAGACCTGGTGATACAATTCCGACAATCAAACAAAAAACACCACAAAGCCAACCAGAGTTAGAATACAATAACGCAATTAATACTTCATTCGGAAGCCCTCCAGTTCTTATTTTAAGGATTGGGGATTTTTATAACACAAAAATAATTCCCACCTCACTTTCTTTAACGTATGAAGATTTAGATATAAATCCCGAAGGTATCGGAGTTCAACCAATGATTGCGAATGTGACATTACAATTTAACTTTGTTGGTGGAAGTGGATTGAAACAAGCGGTGGACAAACTCCAAAATGCGTTAACATTCAATTACTATGCAAACACAGAAATCTACGATGATAGAGCGGATGTAACGGATACTAGTTATAAAGTACTAGATAAAAACTTCCTGAACGCAATTGGCGCACAACCACCGGCAGCAACAAACAATCAAACACAAAATCTCAACGGTCAATCCAACGCTTCTACGATAGGAACTATTCTCACAAATTTTATAACTGAATCAAGTGAGAATGGAACAATATCATATAAAGAATTTATGAATAAGTTTGTTTCAGAAACCCAAACGTATTTCCAAAATGTGGTAAACAAACAAAGTGAATTACTACAACAATATAACCACGGGATGATGCAAATTGTAACTTCCGATAGAAGTTATATCAGTGGAACTTTCCTTTCGTTTGGTGGTGAACCAATAAAAATTTTGGGCAAACCTGAAGGGATGGAACCAAAAATTAATAAGATTTTTAAAGATTATGAGGATGATATAGACAGTAATGATGAAAGTAAAATGGACCTCTTCATTAAATGGATGAAAAACCCAAGTAAAAATTTCAATAACAAAGTAATAAGGCAATTAAGACAGAATATGAGAAATTTTGTTAAATCGAAGAAAACAAATTATTTGAGTGCCGCTACAAAAATTGTACAAGATTTGTCTATACAACAACAAAACTTATTAGGGTATTTCAGTAGAGCAAATACATTGACTTACGGACAAACTCTGAATACCGATGGAACTGATGGTTTACAACAACCAAACGGAAATATAAAAGTTTATATTATTTCTGGTACCACAGAGGTGCTAAGGTCAGAAGATTCATATACAGAAACATTTGAAGAATTAAGAGGAGATATAGGAAAAATTGCAGAAGATGTGAAAGAATTTTACACTTTTATATCTACAGATTATAAATTTGATGTAGGTAGTTCAAATTATCAGGACAAGTTAGTTTACGGTACACAAGAGCAAAACACACTTTACAAAGACGGGTTGAAAGATAAAGTCTTTATTCCCTTTTGTAAATTATCAGAGTTTGAAATAGATTCATTTAAAAGACAATATATCATTTTCAATGATATAATTGTTGACAATACAAAATATCAAAATTTCAAAGACGCCATAATCGGAAATATAAAAAATAACAAATCTATTTTGGATAGTGGTAATACAGACTTGGATACCCAATTCGATGCGTACTGGTTAACAGAAACAAAACCAAAATACGAAGAAGAAAATACTTTAACGAGGGATTTTGTAAAAAAACAGTCCGATTCCGACTTAAAAGATTTTCTAAATTATACCCCATTCCCAAGTAAAGAAAGAGTTTTAGTTTATGAGTTAACAGATGGTTCTTCAAACACTTCCGCATTCAAAGGACAAGAGAACCTGATTAAATCATTAGGTGCAACCACAAACGCAAACACAGACGACGCAACGTGGAACACTTTATCCGATGTACCTGATGTTTATATTTCTAAAGTAAAACTTAATTAATGGCATATCCATATTATAATAGATACAATGAGTTTGCTATCAACGGGCAACAAACTGTTGTACCATTCGTTCAGATACCACAAAAACCAACGGACCAAACATTTATTTATAAAGTTGGAAGAAGTAGATTAGACAAAGTATCACAAGAGTTTTATGGTGCACCTTATTATAATTGGCTGATTTTACAAGCAAATCCTCAATTTGGTGGTTTGGAAAATACGATATATGACGGAGCAGTCTTGATTATTCCTTTTCCGCTCATACCATCATTACAGGACTATAAAGCGGCAATAGAGAATTATTTTTATTATTATGGCAGGTAATCTGACAGCTGATAACAGTGGTAACATTTATGTGGACTTCGATTACAACAATATAATAGTTGTTGACCCGAACAAGACTGTGGACCCCACAACCAAAAAAATTTCAGAAAGGCTTGTTGACCATGAGAACCTTGTCATGTATGCTAATTTGGAGGCTGAGCTATTGCCAAGAACCAAACTTGCCGTAGGTGCCACAGGTCAAGATGGAATTAGAACCGTATCTATAGCAAAAATAAACTTCTTGAAACCAACCAAGGACAATTTCTTGGGTACCGGATATTATGATGAGTTAACTGGAAGAGATGCGGTTAATTTGAGAGGTCAAAACCAACCTCGACAAGTAGGTGTTGTACCTAAAGACGGCTCGAAACCTTACATAGTTAACACAATATCAAATCCAAATAACGCTATTGATAATGGACTATTGGGCATCACATCAATTAATATAAGAACAAGCACCTCTTTCATACCAAGTGTCTCAATGACTTTGGAAGACGTACAGGGTAAAGCGTTATTCCAACTTGGAAATAATTCACCATACGCAGCCTTTTTTAATTTACCGTATCCCGCATTTTATTTAACCCTAAAAGGATATTATG